AATTGTTAAGCTGAAGGCTGAAAACGAAGAGCTTCGCAAAGGCATTATCGAAGAAGGTTATGTCATTTCCACGGAGGGTATTTCCAAGAAAGCCCCTGAGGAATTTGTGGAGTACGAAGGCGAAAAGATCAACAAGGCTGACATTCCGGCCCCTATCTTGAAAGCCCTCGAAGCTGCCGAAATCGAAAAAGCAGATCTTGAGCTTACCAAGCGAGCTGAAGAAGTCTTGCCGCATTTCTCCGTGGAGGCTGCTAAAGGTCTTCTGAAATCGATTGACAAGTCCGATGACAACGAAATGCTTATGGTAGCCCTAAAGGCCGTTGACACGGCTCTTGCAGACAAGATGGAAGAACTCGGCAAGTCCGATGTAGATGGCGAGTTTGCCTCTGCCTCAGACAAAATTGAAGAACTGGTTAAGGTTTACATGGACGAAAACAACCTTGCCAAGAAAGACTATGCCAAGGCTTATGCTTTTGTAGCTAAGACTGAAGAAGGCAAGTCCCTCATCGCTAAAGCCTACAAAGGAGAATAACTCATGGCTGTTATGCAAACTCGCGACACGCGCTCGATGGAAGCTGGCGAAGACCTTTCGGCTGCACAGTTTCACTTCGTAACCCTCGAATCTGACGGCAAGGTTGACCTTGCTGACTCCGCAGGAGAAAACTGCCACGGCATTCTCCTCAACAAACCAGATGCTGCTGACAAGGCCGCTACGGTTGCTATCTCTGGTCGTTGCCTCGTTGAGGCTGGTGGTACTGTTGCTGCTGGCGCTGCTCTTCAGACCAACGCAACTGGTGAAGCTATCACCGCCGCTGCTGGCGACTACATCATGGGCTACGCCCTTGAAGCTGGTGTTGACGGTCAGATCATCGCTATGGAACTCATCCAAGGTGGCAACATCGTCGCCTAATGGCACGTTTAAGGAGAACATAAAATGCCAATGCTTACCCCCTCTGACGTGCATGTCGATGTACCTCTCACAAACTTGACTATCGCTTACATGCAGGCCGCAGAGAACTTTGTTGCTGACAAAGTCTTCCCTATGGTTTCTGTTAGCAAGCAGTCGGACAAATACTACAAGTACAGCCGCGAAGGTCTTCGTGACGGCGACGTTACGGTTCTTGCTCCTCGCACGGAAGTTAATCGCGTCGGACTGGCCCTGTCTACGGACAGCTACTTCGCGGACGTTCGTGGTCTGGGTATGGACTTCGACGAGCAGACCCTCGCAAACGAAGACACCGCTCTTGAGCTTCGTTCGCAGGGCGCAAACGTCCTGATGGAAAAGATCATGATCGACCGCGAAGTTCGCTGGGCGTCAGCCTTCTTCAGCGCGGGCATCTGGGGAACCGACATCACTCCGGGCAACCTGTGGTCTGACTACACGAACTCAACGCCTATCGTTGACGTCACTACTGGTCGTCGCACCATGCAGTTGGCTTCTGGCGGCTACAAGCCGAACACGATGGTTGTTGGTAAAGAAGTCCGTGATGTCCTGATCAACCACCCAGACATTCTGGCTCGCCTCAATGGTGGTTCGACTGTCTCCAACCCTGCGTTGATCACCGACGCGAAACTGGCTGAAATCTTTGAAGTCGAGAACTTCTACGTGATGGAAGCTGTCCGCAACACGGCTGCTGAGGGTGTCACCGACGCCTTTGGTTTCATCGGTGGCAAGAACGCCCTGCTGACGTATACGCCTTCGACGATGGGTCTGCGTACCCCCGGTGCTGGCGCTATCTTCTGCTGGGACTCGATCCCCGGTGTTAGCGGCATGGGTATCACTGTTGAATCGTTCTCGGACGATGCCCTGAAGCGTCAGCAGATTGCTGAACTGATCCAAGTCAAGTCTTCCGATGACATGAAGCTCATCGGTTCTGAAATGGGTTACTTCTTCGAAGCCTGCGTCGCTTAAGACCCCCACTACAAAAGGTGGACCCCTTGGTTATCCTTGGGGTTCACCCAACTATAAAAGAACTTAACAAAACCATTGGAGTTGTCATGCACCCTACGTATCTTGGGTTTCAGGTAGACTGGCCCGTATTCGTAAAGAACCCCCTTCAAGCTAGTGATAAGAACTGGACAAGGGGAGAATTGTTTAACTGGCAAGAGAGAGATTTAGACCAGTACAAAGTCTTTATGCTCTACATGTCAGGTTTCTTATACCACAACAAAGATTTAGAGAAAGAGAGTAAGTCAGGTACCCGTCTGAGTGAAATGAACTCCGGGCAACTTTACTCTCTAGTAGGTCTGTTGAATGACGAGGTTAAGTCTCGTGCTGCTAACACCGAAGAGTTCAAAGAGAAGCGGTGCCGACAGTCTAAGATTGACGAAAAGCAGCGAGGCCTAATTCGATCCTTCCTTAGGAAGAACCCTTGGATCACAGACAAGTTCTACCAGCTCCGAGATAACATTCTTGGAGAGTAATAAACAGGAGACCTGAGATGGCTTGGTCATATGACCCTACAGATTTAAATACGACCACTGCTTCAGGTCGCCTCAACACGGTTCGTTTCCTAGTAGGTGACACGGATACAAACAACCAGCAGGTTCAGAACGAAGAAATCACCTTCTCTCTGTCACAGACCGCAGACGATGTTTATACTGCCTCTGCTTACGTCGCTAGGAGCATTGCTTCTCAGTATGCCAGCAAGGTCAACATCGAGGTTGATGGACAGATAAAGGCAGACTACAGCGACCTCTATGAGCATTACAAAGCTCTTGCTGACAAGCTAGACTATCAGGCTAAGAAAGTTGGCGCTAGGCTGGGTGTTTCTGCTGGTGGCATCACTAAGACACAGGTCGAGCTTGCCAGAAGCAACACCAACAGGGTTGGACCTGAGTTCCGCAGGGATCGCTTCTGGAACCCGCCTAACACGGACAGTTATGGAGAAGGCTAGTGCTGAACAAGGATACGCTCTCTCTCATTAATGACCTTGGTCAGACTGTGACGCTCAAGAAGGTGGCTACAGGCGCTTATACGGTCTCTACAGGCACTGTGGCAACAACAACCACCGAGTACACTGTAAAAGCCTACATAGCGGACTACACGCTCTCAGAGCTTAACGCAGAGTTTATAGTCAGGGGTGATCGTAAAGCTATTCTCCCTGCTTTCGACACCTCTAGTGTTGCTCTCCCTGCCCCTGATGAAGGTGACAAGATCTCTGGGGTTGGTGACGAGGTTAGGATAGTCTCAGTACAGACCATCTACGAAGGCTCTACAGTTGTCTGCTACATCTGTCAGGTGAGGGAGTAGTATGCCACAGTTTACTTCTAAAGGCTACGCAGGTTTGTCCGAGAAGGTCCAACAGCAAGCTGAGGCTCTTGGTAAAAAAGAGCTAGAGGACTACTTCACCCTAATTGCTGATGACGCTGTTGATATGTCTCCAATCTGGTCGGGGGCATACGTAAAGTCTTTCTCGTTTAGGGCTAACAACACTACTTCTCGTGGTCGAGGCATAGACGGTAGAAACTGGAAGTTTCCTAAGAAGACAGGCACAGCGGCTGATAGAGAGACTGGCAGATCTCAGCTCATGGGCGATATTAAACAGGCTGTGAAGACTACAGACCCGTTTACTACAAAGTCCTATACCCTACGTAATGACGCAGGTCACGCTGGGTTTGTTGAGAATGGCGGCAATGCGAGAGGCCCGAAACCTCCAAACGGATACAAGATTTTTGCGAGGCTGAGGAGCAAGTATGGCTGACATTAACAAAGACATTCGCGCTGCCTTAGAAACTCACTTGGCTGGCACCGCAAGCATTCCTGCCATTGCTTATGAGAACGTGCCTTATGAGCCTACGACAGGGACAAGTTTTATCAAAGTGGCCTATATTCCCACGGTACGTAGGCCAGCCGTAAGAGGCACGAACCCGCAACAGTTGTACCGTGGCATATTTTCCCTTAATGTCTATTCCCCAGAGGGTGCTGGCCCCGGCGCTGCTGAGGGTGTAGTAGAGAAGTTGCTGGAGCGGTTTGAAGCCACGACAGACATTTCCTACACT